TAGTCAGTTGTGAAAGCGTTAGCTTGTAACATTTCTAAGATTTCTAAGTCGATTTCTAAAGAGATGTACTCAGATAACATTTGAGTTAACTCAGCTTCTGCATCGATTGAATGGTATGCATTCAAATCTTGCGCTAATTCAGGAGTCCAAACTGCTTTCAACTTACGAGTCTTAGCAACGATTGGTTCTGATTTCAATTCTAATTCGATTTCAGGAATACCTAAATCTGCGTTGTATCCATTACCATAAGCAGTTCTATCTTCAAAGTCACCTCTGTTAGCTGCTTGTGGTTGTGTATGGTAAGATAAAGTAGCTACACCAGCTGCAACACCACCTGCGTTACCAGCACCGATGAATACGATATCAGCACCACTTACTTTAGTGTACTGAGGTAAATATGCGTTAGCAGTGATTGAACCAGATTGAACTAATTCAAATGCTCTTACACCATTTAAGTCAGCGTTTAATCCTGCGTGAGCTACTGAAACTTTCTTCAAAGTACCAGCTGCAACTGATGCTGATAAATCTGCATCAAAGTTAACATCTGACCAAGAAGCTGATGCTACTGTTGCTGTTAAAGCTACAGAAGAATCGTTGATTGTGTATCCGAAACGACCTGCTCCGTATAAACCACCAGTTGTAGCTTGAGTAGAACCTAATTTATTTCCTGCTGGAGATAAAGAATCTTTACCAAACTCACCACCTGTACCGAATAATGAAGAACCAGAGAAATCTGGGTTACCTGCTTGCGCATTTGAGTATTTGAAATCCATGTAGAAAATCAAACCTGAAGGTAAGTTCATTGGTTGAACTGAAACGAATTCTTTAGCTGCGATAGAACCGAAGATTCTTCTTACTAAAGGTAACGCTACACCAGCCCACTCTTCAGAACCTGCTGAAGCACCTGTCTTAGTTGATTCGTCCAATAATTGCTTAGCTTGATTCTCTAATAACACAGCCATACCGTGCTTAGATGTTTCAGTACCAGCGTTCTCTAACAAACCTGTTTTTTCCCACTTTGCTTTCAAACCTCTAGTTTGCTCAAGCATAATGCTTTGTGGGTTAGCACCTGTCATTAATTTTTTTAAGTCCATTTTAAATGAATTTATTTTTTTGTTGTTAATTACTTAATAATACCTGCTAATTTCTTAAATCTTGCAGAGAAGTCAGCTGATTCAGCAATTACTTGCTTAGCTGCTGCTTGTGCTGGCTTAGTAGATTTAACTGCTTTGCTAGCGATACCTTCTGTGATTGATTTTTTGTTAGCTTTTGATGTAGAAGAAGTGTATTTGAAATTCTCTGCTAATGTAGAGTAAACCAATTTAACTTCTCTTACTGATTTTGTTCTATCCAAAGTTTCGATAACTTTAACTTTTTGTTCGTTAGTCATGTTATGAGCTCTGAATAATTTGTTAGCGAATAATAACTTAGCGTTCAATAAGTTCACTTCGTTAATTGTTCTTTGTAATGATTTGATAGTCTTGTAAGCTTCTTCGATTTCTTTTTCTTTTTCATCTTCTTCAGCTTCGTCAACTTTCTCTTTCTCATCACCTTTCATATCCGCTTCCATTTCACGAAGAATTTCTTCTAAGTCGATAACTTTGTCATCTTCTTTATCAGCTTCTTCTTCTTCGTTAGTTACAACCACCTTAGGGTCTTCGCCTTTGTCAGTACCAGCTTCAGAACCATCTGCTAAATTTTCATTTGCAGGCATTTCTTCTTCTGAACCTTCTTCGTCACCTAATTGTGCTTCTAACTCTCTGATGATTGCATCTAAGTCCATATCTTCTTCTGATTCTTCTTCAGAAGCCATGTACTCTTCTTCATCACCCATTTCTGAATCCATGCCCATGTCATCCATGCCCATTTCATCATCACCTTCTGTTTGTGCAAAAGGATTTTCTTCTTCAGAACCTTCTTCACCTTCTAATTCTGCTAATCTCGCTTTTAATTCAGCAATTTCAGCAGCCTTTTCAGTTTCTTCATCACCCATTCCCATTTCATCTTCTTCGTTGATGTCTGCTACTTTTTTGTAGTCGTCAACTTGTGCACCTGGCTCGCCAGATGTAGTTTCAGTTGAACCGCCTTCAAATTCAGTATGAGCATCTAAAGTAGGATTAGATGTAGAAGAACCAATTCCAGTTGAATCTAATTCTTCGTTTTGCGCTTCTTGTTCTTCATCACCCATTTCTGCTTCTGCTCTTAATTTTTGTGTTAAGATAGATTGTAGTCTTGGAGTGAATGCTTCTTCCAAAGCGATTTTTGCGTTTGCTAATGCAGTTTCTTTAACGGCTTTAGCATCAGCGATTGCTTCTTTCAATAATTTTGAATTTGCCATCTTGCTTTTCTCCTTAAATTTGTTTGTGAAGTTATTCAGAAAGGAACTCCAATGTAATTATGTTGATTGTTCGGTCACACCTTATAGAGAAGGGTATTCATTAATCAACGATGTCTAAATAATAAATCCTATATAGGAATAGGATATTTGATAATAAGTATGTAAAATTTTTAGAAAACTAAAGAAAACCTAACTTTTTTTGGTTTTTTCGTATAGTTTCTTCCCTTTGTAACCGATTTTTAACTGATTTTTTAACAAATTCCTTTCGTTCTCTCAGCTCTTCTATTTGTTTGATACTCTGAACTTTTCTTTTATATTCTTTCAAAGCACCCTCTATATTTCCGTTTTTAATATTAACTATCAGCATTACTGATGATTTACCAATTTATATTTAGTTCTATATAAAAGTGATACAACCGTATCAATATCATTTTGAATCCAACTATCTTGTAATTTTGGATTAGTTCTTAACTTTGCAACCATAGTACAAAGCGTTTCAAAATACTTAATGATATTTTTAATATCGTTATTTTTATCTAATACTCCAATACCAGATAATTGAATCAATCCTTCTTTACCCTGATATACTTCTACTAATCCGTCAATCATTCCACCAATAGAGTCATAATATTCACCCAATGCAACATGTGCCGAATGTGCTCCTACTCCTCTGACTCCCAAATGAAATGAATGAGCTTGTGTTCTACTTTGTAATAATAACGATGCTAATTCTTCCATTATTTGCAAGTTTTACATTCTTGTAATCCTAATCTTTGTTTCATAACTTGTTCGGATACATCTGCGATTTCAAAGTATCTACCCAAAACATGTCCCATATCTTCATATAAAGATTCTAATCTTTGTTCTTGTGCTTTTGCTTCAATAGCTTCTTTTTCAAATGCAGATTGTAATTTTTTTAATTCGTTCATGTTACGCTTAATTGTAACTCTATCGAACCAATCACCACCTTCTCTCAAAGTATATTCTTGTGCAGCATCTGCGATACCACCCAAAGTTTCTGCAACTTGTCTGATATCGGATTTTCTAGCCATACCCTCTCTATGTTGACCATAAGTTGAAATAATTTCTAAGAAATGTTTTTTCAATTCAGTTGATAACTGTTGAAGTTCTTCTTCTTCCTTTAATAGGTCTCTTAAGCGTATCATATACTATTTTTTTAAAATATCGTTTTTCTTAATTTTTTGAATTGCTTGCATCAATTGTTGTTTATCCAATCCTAATGCATCAATTATCTTTGCAATTACTAATTGCTCTTTTCTTTTAGGTAAGTTATATCCTTTTATAGCATTAACAGCTTTATCTAAGAATCTTTCAACTTGTGATGGAAGTGTTACATCCATATCTTCGATGGATTCTTTAACTACTATATTTTTCTTTGGTATTAAGTTTACTAACTTTGCCATTTTTATTAGTTTAATTCTATTATAATTTCTCTCATTAAATCTTGTGACTTGCACCATTTACCACATTCATCGGCTACTTTTTTCCAATGTTTTGATTCATTCATTGGTGCCATAAATGCTCCATGTGTAGATGGGTTAGATACAAAATCCCAACCTACCAATTCAAAATCTTCCTGAACCATTACAGTTCCATCATTAAGTTCTTTTACTGAACCTAATCCTCTAGATGAAATACCTAAACGAATATTGTTTTTCAATAATTCTTTAAGAATATTGCCAGATGGAGTTGAAAGAATTTCTACTACACCACATACATCATCACCTTCCCAATAGATTTCTCTAATGTTATGTGATACATTTTTTAAATTAATTACAGGAGAATCCGGATGGTCTAATTCACCCAATGCTCTTCTCTCCTTAATAAGTTGTCCGTATTTCTGGCACTCTCTTTCTAAGATTTCTTTAGGATATCTTCTACCATTTTGGTTAGCCGCACCTGCTCTTTGCAAGATTCCCTTTACCAAATATGTTCCATTTTCTTCTTTTTGAAGTTTTGCTTCAAACAAATGGGTTTCTATTAATAATCCTTTATTCATCTTATTTTAAATCTTTTTTTACTTTTTCAACAGCGTTATCCGTTATTGATGAATCATTCCAAGACTTTAATATAATAGTCTTTAATTGATTTTCCAATTCCGTTTCACTTAATTCTCCATTTGTTTTATCACTCATTTTTATTATTTGAGTTTTTACATATGGTAAATTTATAATTTTATCAACAGTTGTATTATCAATTCCTTTTTTAGGGTCAACCATTTTAGCTATATCTGATATTGTTTTCTTATCGTTTGATATAGAATCTAAAACCTGTTTCACCTCTTTTTTGTAGTTTTGGTTACCTTGGAAATATTTCATTCCTTTTTGTGCCAAATCTATCATATAGTAAAAAATAATCTTAGCAATTAATATAGTACCAACAGTGGCTATTATATCAACCGCAAGATTTTCATTTACTTTTTTTTTTTAACTCACCATCCTTATCAGTATCCAACTTTTCCTGATTTCCAGGTAAGTTTTCATTATATCCTCTCAATTTACCTTCAGATTTTGCTTTATATGCAGTATCTACGGCATTAAAGAATTTTTTCTTTTCGTCATCACTCATAGAGTTAATATCCTTACCACTCTTATCCAACATATGTTTGAATAATTGTTGATAATCATTTTCTTCTTTAACTACTTGTCTAACAAGTTCTTTTAATTGAGATATTTTCATTTATTCTGCTATTTTGCGAATGTGTTGTTCTAATTTAATGAGTCGCTCCTTTATCTTATAAATATTACTATTTGTTCTTTTCCAAAAAGATTCATTTGAAACACCACTTTCTTGTTTTAATCTACCATACCAACTGAGAAATCTTTCCATTTCTGCTAATTGCTTATTGATATTGGATATGCCTTTACCTATTTTTGCATTTGCAGTTCCATCTTCTTTTTTCAATGCAACCCAACGATTTTCGTTCATTACAAGTTTCCCATCCTTATCAGCTACATAATAAGCAATTTGATTATACGAACCACCTCTTTCTTTTTCGAGTTTTTCTACTGCTTTTTTAGCATCTTTATATGATGAATACGAATCTTTAAAAACTCCCGTACCCTGTCCTCTTCCTTTATTGTATCCTACATAATACAAACCTTCCTTTACTACACTATATCCAGTCAAATCGGCTTGGTGTTTACCTTTAGATTTTTCATCTTCTTTTTTACCAAATGCATATGGAGTTTGATATCCATCCACATTACCAGTAACATTCATTTCATCAACTTTTAATTCAGCATCTTTATACAAACCACTAACTTTTTGGTCTAATTCGTTTGCTAATGCTTTCTTTTTATTGTTAAGTTGTTTTAAATGTTGAATGTGTTGTTTTTCAGCAGGAGTTCCTTTTGTTTGCTTATACAAATCCAAATGTTTTTGAATCTGGTCTACAACTTCTGAATATTCTTTTGTAATAGTTTTAACCCCTCTAGCTTCTCTAATGATAAATTCTTTTATTTTATCAGGCAATCCTTTATGGGATGTGGATGCAAAATCTTTAGCATCTTTGTCAGACATTGAATCTGCAGCTTTTTCAACTTCTGGAGATGGATTTTCCATATCACCCTTTTGAGCTGCATGAACCATTCCCATAAATCTTTGTTGTGCTTTACTTACTGCTGGCATCTTTCAATTCTTTTAAAAGTTCGTATGACATCATCATAGCTGATAAATGTGATTCTTTAATAATTTTAGCGGATTTAACTTTTTTCAAGTTTGAAATAGTTTCTGCTAATTTAATTTTTGTAACTTTATCAGAAATTTTAGAACCAACTTCTTTTAATCCTTCAACAATTGTATGAACTTCTACCGATACATATTCTTTCAATTTACCGGTGTTATTCATATTATTGATATATTCTTTCAATAATCCTTTTTGTTGTAAAGATAAGTTTTTATATTTTTTATTGAAATTCTCTATTAATAGTTTGTAAGATATTGCTCTTAAATCATCATCTTGCTTTTTGTACTGCTCCATTATAGCATCTTTGATTTTAACATCTTTGTTTTGAATCGAAGAATTTATAATATTTTCAGCAATAGTAAAACGAGATGAAACTATATCAGTTGGTTCGTATTGTTCCTCTGATGTAGTTACTTCAAATATTTTATAAATAGATGCTAATGTTTTATAATTGGAAATAGGAGATTTAATAAACTCATCTAAACCATAAGTTTCTTTTATTTCTTTAATAAGAGTATATTTCTCCTTTGTAAGTTTTTTCTCGTCTAATCTTTTACGAGCTTCACATATTGTATCAATGAATTTCTCAGCTTTACTTTCTGAATTATATTTTTCATTAATAAGATATTGATACAATTTCAATTCTTTAGATAATTCTTTTTTAGAATTAAAATGCTCTTTTAATATCTTTTCTGCGATAGAATTCATTTTGCCAGACATGATTTCTGAGGTCACTTGTCTAACCAATAATTCAAAAATAAATCCTGTATTTTTAAACTTTGAGTGTTTAATAGTTTTCATTAATTGCTACAATTTTCTGATATAAATATATTTTTATATTACTTTAATTAATTTATTTGGAATCTTCTGTCAAAATAGTCTTTTTATTTCCCATCATATCCTTAAAGATTTCTCTATAATTTTCTCTTGGTTTGTATTTGACAGAACCTTCTTTTTGTTTATTGGACTTTTGACCAAATGGGTCTCTACCCAATGGATGGTCATCTTTGCCATATCTAACCGGGTCTTTTGGTCTACCAACCTTACCATCTTCTTCCAATTCACTTTTCAATTTATCTAATTCTTCTTCTATATTAGTAGGTGCTTCGGTTCCTGTTTGTTTAGCAGGGTCAACACCTTGCGTTTCAATAGATGTTAAACGGAATTGTTGTTTTGTATCTTCTAATACTTGCAATGTCAATTCATCTTGCTCTTCCGGTACCATATCCATTACCGTATCATACATCCATTTCTTAGAGAACATTTTAGTTTGTTGCATTTGTTGGATTAATGCTACTTTTGAAGTATATAATTCAACTTTTTCTTGCTCATAGATTTTAGATGGAATAGTTAATTCTAATGAAAAATCTAAATCATCTGCATCATCTAATCCCTGTGCATATAAGTGAACGATTGCTATCTTTGTTAACTCTGATACTAATACCTTTTGAATTCTTTCTATTGTTTTTGCAAAACGAACATCTTGTGATGCCAAAGTTGCTTTACCATTGATATCTTCTTCATATCCCAAATATGCTTTAGGAATATGTAATGCAGCCATTAACTTATTTTTTAAGTAGTTAAGGTCATCAACCATATTATACTCCAATCCTTTCAAAGTATCAATTGAAGTACCATTATCATTACCACGCACTGGCATATAATAATCTTCAATAAGGTTTTGCATATTATATTTCAAATTGTAATCACCTGTAGCTGAATCTACGAATGGAGTCTTTTTACTTGCATTTATGATTTTTTGCATGTAATTATCTACCTCATTTGGTGGAATATTACCTACATCAATTTTAAAGATTCTTTTTTCAGGTGCTCTCATAATACGATGGATTCTCCATATCAAATCCTTCAACTCTACTAACTTCATAAACCGACATTGGTATTACATTTATAATACCCAATTCTGGAGCAATTTCTAATTGTAAAAAGAAATCACCATATTTTACTAAGTTTCTACCCCAAGGCCATAAATTAAATTCTATGTTCATTATATCATAGAATAAGTTATGTAGAATACTTTTTACATTTTCATTTGAACAATTGATTCTTAATACATCACCATGTTCATTTTTTGGAGTTGATTCATCAGCGTAGATATTTAAAGCAGAAGATAAGATTGGGTCGTTATCCATTGAATCGTAATCTCTGAATAAGTCTGCTCTTACTTGCTGATAAGACATTGCAGATTCCAACATACCCGTACTATAAGACGGGGTTTTCATTTTCATAAAACGGTCAACGAGGTTAGTTGACATTGATTGATATTCATCCGTATCAATGACTCTAACACCTTTCTTTGTTCTACGAACAATTGTGTTTGTTGAAAATAATTTTTGTAACCTACTAAATACTGATTTATCTGCCATTTTTTAATTTATATATAATTAACAAAGATAAGTAAAATATTGTTCTTTTTAATTTTTACTCCCTTTTGTCCAAAGTTTACTTTTACAACATTTCCTGCTGGATTCTTAACATACACTTTGAACTTCTTAACATCACCTGCCATTGGTTTACCCAATTGAACTTTTCTACCCTGATATTCAGCCTCTCTTAAACATTGACATCCTTCATTTAAGTTTTTATCGTATCCTCTCATAAAAGCAATGAAATCTTCCATATCCTCATCTTCAACATCGTATTCTTCTGGTTCAACTAAACCATAGTTTACATCATCATCTGAATCAATATATTCTTTTATAGGAACACAATTTGGCACCATCTTACCATTTTTCATCTTACCACCCACTTCTTTATAGCCATCCCAACACTCATGCAATGCATTTAGTTCTCCTAAACTTTCATTACACTTTCTCCATCCACCACCTTTACCTTTGTAGTTCTTTGCAGCCCAACCATTTGCATATGCGGATGGGTATACATCGAATTTTGATTTAGCTGCTGCTTTTGATGCCGCCCATTTTCCTGGGTCTGTTGGGCAATTCTTTTCTAAGAATAAATTTAGTTTTTCTTCTATATTCATAGTTTCATTTTTTTTCTTTCCTGCACAATGTGCTTTTTGAGAGAAACCTTTTGGATTATTACAATCTATACTACTTTTATATTTATCACTCCACTCTTCATTTTTCGGTTTAGTGGAAACATATATTGGTTTTTTGCCTTGTCCACTACTATCTTTACCACCTCTTCCTGCATCATTTTGTGCATCTCTCTTTCTACGAGTTGCACTTTCTTTTTCTTTTTTACTCATTCCGGCTGCTTTTGCGGCAGGAACACATTTTGCATAACCCTTCTTTTCTCCCGAAGTTCCACATGGTGGGTGTTTACCATCGACTTTCTTGCCGATGTTTACCCATTTTTCTTTAAACCATTTATTTAAATCCTCGTTCATCTATAAGAGTTTCAACATATAAATATAGATTATCCAAGCAACCATTTCAAATTTTCCACTTCTCCATTACCTATTTTCATTTCATATGGATTTTCTCTTTGCCAATTGTTGGTATAAACCCCTTCTTCATACGATTTAATTGTCGATGAATTCAACATTGCTTTAGTTAAATCAATACCTTCCTGTTTTAAACGAAGCGCTGTATTACGAACCCAAAGTCCAATTGCCAATGCCATAATCAAGTCATCGTTATAACTTTTCATAGCTTCTGCTCTACCACTCTGCCATATAAAAGTAAACATCTCATCAATCAATCTGCTAGAACGAATGATAATATCTTTTTCTCTCATATATGTATCCAATGTAGAAATGATAAGAGGTCTTGTTTTGGATGTTGTAGAAAATCCTGCAACCATACTTCTCTCATCTCTATAATACCTATTACTCATTTGTTTTTCGGTATCAATATATTGTAAATCCTTACTCATATAAAATAAGTTAGGATATGCTCTATCAATTACTTGCTGAATTGCTGACCATCCTACATTGGCATTCTCTATGATAAGTAATGCGTTGTTGTAATCAGTTGATAAACTTACTAAGAAGTTTCCAAAGTCTTTTGTTTCCAATCTTCCTCTATATTCAGCCACTTGCGTACAATCTTCGATATCTATCACTTGTGCAGTAGAATAATCGGCTCCATCTCCTCGCGCCACATCGGCTACGACCATATATTGCCTATTGTAATTTGGATATTCCCATTTCCAAAGATTCCCATCAAATCCAGCTTTTTCAATCGGCTCCATTACATAGGTATCTTTATACCAAGTCAATAATGCCGGGTCAATTACCGTATCACCAGAACCTACGAAGTCACAATCACATTCTTGTGCCGCTCCCTTAATTCCTAAGATACGAGTTTGTTCATCTCTCCATGCCTGATTTCTTTCAGGGTGTACAGTCCAATGTAAATTAATACAATTGAATCCATTTGCTCCACTTTCCCCATCTACCCACATTTTATGGAACCAGTTACCAATACCATTTGGTGTAGATAATACAATTGCCGAACCACCCGTTGATAGGGTAGATTGTGCTGATAACCAAATCTCATCGATATCTCTAATGAATGCCGCCTCATCCACAACTAATAGTGATAAGGCTTCCGAACGTCCTGCATCTGGAGAAGATGCGATTGCTTTTACTTGCGAACCATTCTTTAATTTAAGTGATAGTTTATTATCTTCAGCTGCTGCAGTTGAACCATCTCTTAACCAAATTGGAAGTAAATCGTGCATTACTCTTACCTTCTCTACTAAGTTTTTTGCAACAGTTACTTTAGTTGCAATAACCAACGCATTGAAGTCTTGGTTGAATAACATCTTCCAAAGTATAAAGCCCGCCGATAAGGTTGATAAACCTAACTGACGGGATTTAAGAATAATGTTAAATCTATTATCTTTAAAATCATCTAAACAACTTTCCTGAAATGGATACAAATGAAATGGTATCTTACCTCTAGTTGGATGTTGGATGACACAATATTTTTTCATAAAGTATATCGGGTCATTTGCAGACTTACGATATTCTTCAGCAATAATATCTTTTAGATTCCTTTTTGGCTGATTTTGAATCATAATAATTATTTCTTCACTCTAATCTTCCAATAAGTTCCAAATCCTATATATGGAGATAATCCGCCAGTTGTACCATCTACAACTCTATTATTTACTCCTAAAGTAAATTGATATATTTTATCAGTTTTAGTTTTAACCATAATACCTGTTCCAATTGATGAAACAACATCTGCTTTGTTAAACCCACCATTTAAACCATAATATACTTGAGTTTTTGCTGGCTCTTTAACTATAAGTTCTTCTTTAACGATTCTTTCTTTTACTTTAGCATCCCAAGTTCTACCTAAGATTCTATTTTTTGTAATAGTATCAGTAAGGGCGATAGTTCCTAATCCACCATCCAATACTAATGTATCTTTGTAAACTACTTTTGCTAAGTAATCTCTTAAAATTGCTGCACTATCTACATTAACCAATTCTTTTAAAACTAAAGTATCTACATCGATTACTTCGTGTACGATATCTTCGCCTTTTTTAGTTACTACTTTTACTTTTTCAACTTCGATAGTATCAATTGTATGTTTTAATACTTCATATTTTTTACCATCAATTCTGATAGTTCTTCCGCCTGGCATAACTCCACCTGGGTTGAACCATTGTAATAACACATAAATAATTAATGCCGCAATCGCAATGTTTTTAAAATTCAATAATTTTTTCATAATTTTAATTTTTTATAAGCTCTGGATGATTAAGTTCTAGTAACTTATTTTCTAATGCTGCTTTCCTCTCCAATAGAGCTTCGATTGCTTCGGTAGCACCATCAATATCTTTTTGTAAATCTTCTTTAACTTTTTCTAAATCAACATCCCATTGCCAATTACTGATACTTCCATCTTCATTAACAAATTCGAATTGTTTAGTAACTCCAGCTAAAGCATCTTCAAATCTCATTTTTAAATCCCTAACATACGCTAGTTGATTTCTACTTATTTTATAATCTTCATAATATGGATATGTACCATCAATCTTTAGTGTAGTTTCTAATTTACTTAGACAACTTGCACACAATCCAGTCTTACGAATTAATTTTTTATCTGCGTTACTATATTGTATAGTATCACAATTTTCAGATGAACAAGTGTTTAATTTAGAAAGATATTCTCTTACATCATCCATTTTAGAACGATTGATTTTGAATCCTTCTTTTTGCTCCCACTCTTTACCATCCTTATCAGTCCACACTTCCCCAACTTCTCTCTTTTGTTCTACATCACCTTCGTAACCATGAACTCTTTGAGTATTATCAGTTCTACCAAATACCGTATCTATAATTAGTTTACGAGATTTGTGCATCCCTTTACTTTTCTCATCAAAACTTTTTCTTTTTGCCATAATTCTATATTGTTAATAACCTTTTATATATGTATATATATAAAATTTTATTCGTAAAATATACCTAATATTTGATTTAGTGGTGCGAATGTACCTGTTAGTTTATATGTATTACCTTTATAAACAAACACAATACCCTCATTAGGAACTATTTTATCCTTACCACCAATACTAGCTAATCTAGCTAATTCCATTTTTAATTTTGCTATTTTAGATGGGTCACCACTACCTCTTACTTTTTCTGCAGTTGATTTTAATCTATCTTTCATATTACGAACAGCTGCATCTGGATTTACAGTTAAAACTGAACCCATAAATGAAAGAACATCCGCTCCAACACCCAAAAATATTTCTTCAAATTGTCTAACATTTTCTTTTTGTTGTTTAGCTACATTTACTTTATCATTATCGATTGCCCACATTTGAGCATCTTTATCAGCAATAGTATTTAAACGGAATGATTTATCACCAAATGCCCATCTTCTTACCAATGCATCTTTCTCTAATTTTTGTAATTTAACTTTTGATTTATTTACAAAATCTTCCCACCATGCTTGATGATATTCAGATACACCATCCTTATCGGATAATTGGAACTGAAATTGTATCTTTTGTAATTGAGTAAGGTATTTTGTTTGTTTAGAACTTAACTCCTCATTTTTAGGTAATTCTGTTACAGGTGGACCTTGTATTGTATACTTTGATTGAACATCAGCGTTAATTTGCTTAATCATTCCGGCTAACATTGTTGCTGCTCCTTGGTTTGCACCAATAGCAGAACCTTTTTCATCGTAGCAAGTTGTATTATGGAATACTAATAAAGCCTGTCCATAAGGAATAACATTTACCGAAGTTGGCCATATTACTTCCAAATTCATAAAACATTTACCTTCATCAAATATCTTTTTTCGTTGTGCTTCGGATAATCCACTAATTGCCGCAGTTAAATCTCTCATAGCAAAGTTGTAAGCATCGGTTAATCCACCTCTACCACCAAACTTACTAGCAACATCTTCAATACCCATTGCACCAGCTCCGGCGTTTTGTAAATGTGATTTGTTTCTTGCTGCAATTAATCTACCATTCTTCCAACTGATTGCTAATGCCTGTCCATCGGTTTTTTCTCTCGTCAATTCCAATTTACCAGTCAATGCTCCTTTAATGATATTTTTCAAATCACCAAAAGTTAAATCCATATCATCAAATGGATGTGACATATGTCCATATGCTCCACCTTCGTTTAGAGATTCTTTAAATGCTGATGATTTGATTTTGTACCAGCCACCGCCTGGCATTCTGAATATTCTTGCAGGAATTTTAAATGTAGAACCTATTGGTAATTTACTTTGATATTTTTTATCAATGTGAATTACTTTTGTTATGAATTCTTTTGTTTTGTTATCAGCTCCTAATAATTCTACTTCAATTTCAACAGGCTGTCCACCTATTTTAATCTTACCTGCGTATAAACCTTGTGTAAGTTCATTTAGATTTTTTTTTTCGTCTAACCCCAACTTATCGGTAACATAAGTAACTTCTTTATATCCGTAGTTTCTTAATTTTCTAGCTACATCATTTCTATCGGCTTTGGGGTCATTACATACTATTACTCCAATTTTCTTTCTACCAAATGAACCAGCAGTATCCCACATCTTCATAATTGCTTTAAAGTGCCAATCGTTTGGACCTACTTCATTTACATTTTCACCTCTTGGAATTCTGAATGTTGTTGCTTGCTTACCATTGATTGTTGGCATCCCGTGTGAATCAGTTCCAATATCTTTAACGGTAACTTTTTTGTTTTTAAATTTACCCATCAAAACTTCATCGCCCTTATCAACATCAACATTAACATCTTCATTATAGATTTGTTTATTGATTCTACCATATTCTCTCATTAGGATTCCTGCTACCGCATGGGCTTGGTTTTCTATTGGAGAACCATCTGCTCCATCCGTTTCTGGATTTCTAACGAATCCCATTTCATCTTGCTTTCTATGAACCATTTCATGTGCAATAGTTCTTAGGATATCAGCAGTCAATCTACCTTCAGTTGCAACAAATATTTCTTTTGTTAAAGGGTCAAATCCACCTAAACTCGTTTTTACTTCTGCGAATTCTCTACCACCAACTAAATTAATTTTTGGTTGTTCTTTTAATTTTAATCTTTTAGTTGCATATTCTACAAAGTTCTGAATGGATTGTTGTTTTGATTCTGAAATATTTTCTTTCATCAAATCCATTGCTGCATTTTTTGCATCTGATTGTGGTTTATTCTTTTTATATGATTCAATGGATGCTAACATTTGTTCATCTGACATCTTAAATGTTCCCATTCTTTCACCTATTTTCTTTATTAGGTTCATCATCATATCATGTGGATTTGGTTGATTTGATTTATCATCCATAGCTTCCAAAATACCACCCGTTACAACGCTCATTATAGCACCACCACCACCTGCTTGCATTGCTCCAGCTCCAACAGATTCAAACGCAACATGTTTAATCATATCTTTACCTAAATGCCCTGCAAAATATCCACCACCCTGTGTAAATGCATGCGTCGCACCATGCATTGCTGCTTGTCCAAGACTTTGCCCTGCATATGCGGTTACATTTGCAGTTGTACCAATTCCTTTAGCTGCTAAAGCTCCTACTCCGGCTCCAGCCACTGCCATACTAGCACACATAACAGCGGCATCCATTGCTGTTCCTTTTATTCCTTTTAATTGTTCTTGTCTTTCGTACCAAGATTTTTTTGCTAATGCTTTTTCTCTTGGTGATAAATCTTCTCTGAATACAGGTTCTTTTACTATCTTTTTTATAAACAGGAACATCTTGCATTTTAGAACTACCATACTTTAATTTATCAATAACACCATTATCATCGCTTGAATCAGTAAAGTCTGTCCAATGTACCTTTTTACCAGTTTCTTCATCCTTAATTGTACCCAATTTACCTGAAGTTGCTATTGAGTACATTCCTTTACCAAATTCTTTATATTGGTCTACTTTATGAGCTATTACATGTCCAACTGCTTTACCAACCTTATGTAATTTATCTCCAGTCCAATCATTTAATTTTTCATACCAACCCTTTCTAGTTTCGGATTCAGGGTTATTAGTATCTTCAGCTGCTTTTTTCTCATCATCTGATAAATCAGCCATAGCTTGGTGTAATTTCTCCTTTACTTCTGCTTTTTTCTTATCCG